AACGCTGATATTTTCTTATCTGCCATTTGAATTTTCTCCTATTTTAATCCAATTTAATGGTAAACTACTCAGGGGACTCCTGACCACTTTATCCATGGTTAATAAGTCGAGGTTGATGTCGGAGTAAATCCTACACCAGCACTCGATTCACCGCTTGCAACGGTGTCCAATTCACTTGTGACCTTGATATCAGCTGAAGAGATATCGATTAACGAACCTCTTTTAGCAATAACATCATTTGAGTTAGGTATTAAAGTGAAATCAATCGTATTGTCTGTATTAACTGTTGAAGTTATATTCAGAGAATTGATTGATATTTTACCAGTGGAATAGTCGATACTACCCGCTTCATTATCTTGATAGATTCTTACCGAAGCTGATAGATAATATCTGCGAATCTTACCTTCACCGTCATCATCAAAATACATGATGTTGGTTGAGTCTCCACTAATGTAAAATCCTGTTGACGTTGTAATACCACCAGCGTGTTTATTATGTCCACTGTGTGGGTTATACAACGGATTACCAAGTTCGGCTGTTATTCCAGCATTCTGACCTAGTAATAAAATCTTTTTCTTAAGTTTTAATCTTACGTTTGATATATTTGATAGAATAGAAGAATCAGAATCATCAATCACTTTAAGAAGATTTGAATGTCTGAATATACTATCAAAGTTGTTAAGATTATCTCTGTCGTATGTTTCTATTGTAGACTTAACGATAGTTTCTAATTCACCACTTGTTAAGTCTGTTAATTTTTCGTTATACTTGAATGTAGTTGTAATCATAATTTTAATTATCTCAGGGTCTACTATTTCAGGTCTAACTGTAATAACATTTAATTTATTTAGATTGTTTTTTATTGTTGTTTTTTCTACGTCTGATAGATAGTCACTGTTCAATGGTTTGATTGCAACAAAAACTTTTCCGTATTGTGGGGGGTCATTATCTTCTCCACCCCATACCGCTACTGCGTCTGCATTTGGATAATACTCTGATACTTTTGCTTTGTAGTCATTCAAAGTTACAAGTCTGTTTTGTGAGGAATAGAACTTTGTTGCTTTAAACTTAATAGACTCTACACTTTCTTTTTCCGCACCGCCAGAAGCTATATCGGTAACAACCACTAAAGAGTCTGTGAAACCCCCAATAGAATCAGTCATGGTAAAGTTGTTTGCACCATTAGCGTGAATGTTATCTACTATGGTATACTGACATGTAATAATGTCTCCGTCTTTTAATTCTGCACCGATACTTCCGTCACCAAAATATATTTCAGTAAATCCGTCTTCGTTTTCTTGCGTGAAGTAAACTGCACTAGTTGAAAGAATATTTGAGATATCACTAGCAAGTGTATGAGTTGTACTTGTTCCAGCACTATTAACTGCAACAGTCATAGCGGTTCTATCTATTCTTGGTTGACTTAATACAAACTTAGGATTTGCAATCTGTCTATCATAAACAAAAACATCACTTGCATTTATTCCCTGTTTAATAGTTACGCCACTATATGTAAATGTTTTTCCATTTACGGTTGGTGTTGCACCTGCAGCTACTACAAAGTTATAACTCTTTCCGTCATATGTAGTATTGAATCTATGACCTGCATTTATTGCCATTTCATTTGCACTTGGATATGTTCCATCTGCTTTCCTTACATTATTCATTGTAAGGTCTATGGTTGCAGTTGCAGCTGTTTCAGAAGAAGGTGTAAACCCTAAATCTTTCGCACGAGAAACTACGTTCTTTCTCATTTGTGCGGAATCTAAAAACAACTCTGAAGCAGCTATGTTTGTATTTACTGCGCCGATATGTGATGAGTATGCAAGTAAGTCTACCAACATTGAAAGTGTTGAACCTTCAAAGTCGTAATCTTTAAGACTTTCTTGTCCTTTTAAATAACTTTTTAGGTTTTGACTTATATCGTCAAAGTCTAAATCAGTTACGTTTAATGCTGAACTTTTAACTGCCATTTAGTGTCCTCTATCTTGCCCTGTTAACTGTAAAATCCATCTCTTGATGTTGGGAACCGTTCTTAATATTATAAAAGATAGTTACGTTTATTTCATTATTGTCTAGTACATCACTTAAGAGAACTTTAACATTCTCAACTCTTGGTTCATATGTCTCAACGGTTTTTTGCATTCTTTTTGCTAACTGTCTAACCTTTCTATCTGAATTTAATTCAAACAATTGATTTCTTATCGAAGACCCCAAACTTGGTTTGAACGGTCTTTCATAAAAATTAGTTAGAACAATATTTCTAACTGCACGTCTAACTGAGTCACTATCATATTTGATAGTCACGTCTCCTGTAACTGGGTGCGGTTTAAATCTAAAATCTATATCTGCATACAGTTTTGTATTCGCAACGTTTTTAGTTTCTGATTTTAGTTGTGCCATAACTCTATTTATACCATTTACTCATCAGGAATTGAAGAATCATTCTTCTTACCTGCATTACTTCCAACACCAGTATCCATAGATGTTGTTTTGTGTTTATGAGTAGCAAGAGTCGGCGCATTTCCAGCGTCTGTTGATACATCACCAACTGAATGTGTTGTTTTAGTAACGTGTACTGTACCGTCAACTGTTAAGTTTGTAGTCATAAGTGTTTCAGGTGAAGTGAATGTTGTATTACCAACTACGTCTGCATTTAGTGTTCCGCCTATACTTGCATTTACATTTCCGTCTACCATTAAATCTGTATGTCCTGCTACGTAAATATCTGCATTACCTGTAGCTACTGCGATTCTGACATTACCCTTTTCGACAGACACGTCTACGTTACCACCGACAATTAGTTTATTGTCCTTTGCAACTACGGTATAATTATCATTTACAATTCTAGTTACTTCTGAACCGTCAGGGTGTATCTCATGGAATGTTCCACTTCTATGTTCTACTGCAATACGTTCAACACCTAGTGTATCATCTATCTCAATAATGTGTCCTGACTCAGTAGTCGTAGACTTGTTATAAGGATATACTGGTTTCGCAGGCGATACAGGGAATCCCCACTCTTCGTCTACTATTCTTTTTTTTGTATTGTCTGTAAAGATTTCTTTTGTGTTTACGTGTTTAAGGTTTTCTACCGTATCATCTTTGACTTCTACAAAACTTCTATGTGTATAAGTTGCGATACCAGTTGTGTTATCGTTTAAATCGGAAGCTTCATAATACCTTGGATAATATGGTAAATCGTCTTTAGTTAATTCTACTTCTGTTATCGTAGACCCTGTTCCGTCATATTTTAGTGAAAGGGTTTTTGGTTGTTTAGGTGCTGTGTCTAAAGCAGTTGTTAATCCAAATGTTCTTGTTCTATCATGCGTGGGTGTTTCACCATCGGGTGTATCAACATAGTCTTCTACTGTTAATCTTCGTGGGTCATTGAATCCATCTTCAACTGTTCTTTGTATTTCTTGGTCTTCTATTGTTATGCGTGAACCTTGAGCGGGAATACCAGCTGCTACACCTATCACTACAGGGTCTTGCATATATTCTTCGTCTCTCCAAAATCCAAATACCGTAGACCCTTCTACGAGACCGTTCCCGAATCCAAAACCCGACAACCCTGCAGAAGAAGTCGGGAGTAAAACTTGTGCCCACGGTAAGTCAGGTGTTGAGATTGCATGTTTGATAAAAGTATGAACTCCATGCACACGCACACGTACACGCCCAATCTTTAATGGGTCTTGTCTGTCTTCAACTATACCGTAAAAATATTTCACTATACTTCTCTTGGTGGGGCAGCGTTATCTAATGGAGTGTAATCCTGAATTTTCTTTGCATAACTTTCTTTTACACATTCAACATAAAGTTTTCCTACCTTATCAGCAGGAACTCCATTTACACAAATATCAGTTATCAAGTATCTATTGTCATTCATTTTATCCGATATGTCTTCACCTCGTGATGATTGTGGTGGTGCAATATCTAATTCAATAATAGTACCAACACTTAAATCTGTTCTTAAAGGAATTGTAATTACAATTCTATTCTGTTGCAATATCTCTAACATTGCTCTACGTTCTAATTTACCTGCGTCAACTTTAGCAGACCAACCCTTGGTTGCTTCTTCGGTATCTAACTTATCTGCATTATCAAATGAGTGTACCATTTTAGTATCGTTTATTATCAATGCGCCTGATTTATGCGCTAAGTTCAAATCCACATCTGTCTCAGTAACACTAGGTGATACTTTTGCGTCAGTTACATTATCTGTTGTGAAAACTTTATCCAAGTATTCAAAGATACCACCTGTTCTAATCATAGGGTGTCCCGATAAATGGTTATCGGGATTTCTTTCAAACAGTTCGTTTATAGAATAGATATCTATTTCTTGAACTTTTCTAATGGGGTCATATGTATATTGAGTTGAAGCATACGCACCACCAACCATTCCTCTCAATGTGTCTGCTCTTTGTGGGTGTTCGATTGCTTCGATAACTGTATTAACACCACCGTCAGCATTTGCATCTATGTCTGCAGTTTCTGTATCTGCTTGTCTTGAACCATATGAAAATTTAAGAGGGAATTCTTGTTGGAACATTTCGTCAATACTTTTAAAACAAAATCCACCACTCAATGTTTGATAGAAAAACATACCGTTTTTGTATACTGCTTTATCTTCTAATCCTCTATCTGCATTGTTAACTGTAAAGTCTATAAACTTATCAATAGTCCAGTTAGGAACAACCATTTGTTGATTCTCAGGTTTAGTATCTTCCCAATGAACGAACTCGTCCACTTTCATATGCCCTTCATTGATAAGAACATTCTGTAACATTTTATCATATGACCCACGCATAACTCTATTCACTCTAGAGTTTCTTACTGTGAACATTCTTGGGTCACATACTTTTAAAACATAAGTTTGTGTTGATTGGTCAGCTCTGTTGATTGAACTGATTTTATAAATTCTTAAATCTTTATCTATGGTAAATTCTTTAGGTGCTTCTTCACCCATACCTTCAATCTGTTTGATAGCAACACGAATGTATTCGTCACCAACCAGTTTGAAGTTTTTTAATAGGTCAAGTCCGTCTATGATATGGATATCACCTGTAACAAATTTATTGTAAATACTTTCATACAAACGAAACGTGTGCACCATAGTTTGTATGTCTACACTTTCGCCTTCTTGATTTACTAGGTTGATTGCATCGATGGAGAACACTCCACCCTGCATGTTTTTCTTGTCACTCATTATGCACTCATTATGCGTTCAAATTCAGATACGACTCTTCGTATGAACTCAGGTCTGATAACTTTTATCTTTCTTCTCTCTTCGTTTTTTTCATATTCGTGTTCGTAATAACTTCGTGGCATATATGTGCCTGTGGTATTGTTATTATATCTTAAACCCTTGTCTATTGCATCAGGGTCATAGTAATATGAAAGTCCATCTATTCCATTTGCAACAGAAGTTGGTGTGAATTTTTTCTTGTCTAAATCACCTGCTTGATTGATTACCCAATCTGTTGAACCAGTTACTTCTTGATTCGCCACAAACTTATTACCGTTAGTTGTCTCTACCCATATTCTATAATATGTTGGGTCTACTTTTAATACTTTCCCTACTGCATTTCCTTGTGTAATATCTTCACCTATTAAAAACTTCATAGGATAATCACCACCTGATACAATGTCAGTAGTTACAGAAGAAACTAAAACTTGTCCTCTATATTTTTGTGATAGATATTTTTCAAAAGTTGGCGTATCCATATGCCAATCATAATAATTAGATATCTCATTTGCTAAGAAAAGTGTCCAGTGTAAATCACCGTTACCATAAAGTTTACTTGCAATTACATCAGGTCTCTCACCTTCTTGTATCTCGTACCAAGTATAATCAATTAAGTCGTTGAGTTGAGAAGTTTCCAGTTTCGCCTTACGGAAGAAATCTTTGATAGTAACAATCTTACCATTTGAAAGAGTATATTGTATTTCGGGAAAATTTTTATATAATTCGTTTGCCATTATCCACCACCTTTCTTCTTACCTGACAAATAGTTCAATGCACCGTCTTCGTAGTAATCGCCACCACTTGGGTCTTCTCCACGGTCTTTACCCGATGTTCTTCTGTCAGTAATACTATAATCAGTTGGGGTAATAGACTTGTCACCAATTGGTGATATCTTTTGGAAGTTCTCTTGAGTAACAATCTTGATTTCTACAAAGTCTATTTTCATAGAAGACTTAGTTGGTTGTCCATTTGAAAAGAAACCTAGTTCGGTATCTCCATGCGTAATGTCGCAACCAGTACAAACCATTGGCATAAATCCGTCTACTCTTTCTGCGATTGGGCCATCAAACGATACGTCAAATACGTTTGGATAGTTAAAGAAGTTTTCATTGTCAGTTACTTCTGAGGTTCCATATGTGTCAGGTAACATTGCAGTTCTAAAATAGTACATAATTTGTTGTACCATATCTGCTTCTGCTTCTGAACGTGGATAAAATTCATATTGGAATGAGAAAGAACGGAAACCAACTCCTTCTAACATTTGTTCTTCCATTGGGTTAATTGCTCGTCCAGCAGAAAAGTTCAACATATCACCAGTAGCAGAATTCGCCATTTTATTGATTGCACTGCCAAGCATGTTCTTAACTTCACCTGCAAATTTTTCTAATGAACCACCTTCACCAAAGAAGTCTCCACTTGACCCACCGTCAAATGCGTCCATAAGTCCACGCATACCTGCTCCGAATCCTTGAGTCTTATAGTTAACTGCATAGTTACTTGATAAATGTTCGGGTCTTAAATATAATGCTATTGATACATTTTCTTTTGATAAGAGGTTCATACCTTTTTTACCGTCTCTAGCAGTTCTTGCACGAGTCTCAAAAACAATGTAGTTTTCTAACTGGTCATATACTGGGTAAATTAAATCAATGTCTGCCCCTGCAGGAGTTTGTTTTGCGACTGCTTTACCAGCATTCCTTGCGTCTAAGTTTTTCTCTAAAGAACTTCTCCTCTTTTCTAATGTTCTTTTAGCTTCTTCTGCCTGCTCTCCTAACTGGTCAAGGACAGATGTCTTGTCAATGTTCTTTAATTTGTTTTGGATACCCTTAACGGAATTGACGGCAGACTTTGCCTGATTAACTTTATCTAATAATTTGCTTATCCCCATAAATACCTTCGTGAATCAATTTTAACTTGGTGTTATATCTATTTATGTCATACAGTGGAAAGTTTAAACCGAAGAACTATAAAAAATATAAAGGTGACCCTACAAAAATCTTTTATCGCTCATTATGGGAACGTAGGTTCATGGTATATGCAGATTCTAACCCAAATATAGTTGAATGGGGTTCAGAAGAAGTAGTCATACCTTATGTGTCTCCTCTTGATAGAAAACGTCATAGATACTTTCCTGATTTCTATATTAAGTATACGAACAATCAGGGACAAACTATACGAGAAATTATAGAGGTCAAACCAAAGAAACAACTTAAACCCCCAAAGAAACCTGAACATAGAGTTTCCAAAAGATATCTCATGGAAGCACAAACCTATGCGGTCAATCAAGCAAAGTTCAAAGCAGCTGAAACGTTCTGTAAAGAGAGAAGATTAAAATTTCGTATATTAACGGAAGACCATTTGACTTAAATGCATAAATAGTTGTATGGGACAGCTATTGGACGATTTACAAAACGAGAAACCTGCTGAGTTAAGAGCAAGAAGTATCGACTCCATGAACTGGTTCCGTAATAATTTAAGACAAATAAGAGTGCGGTCTACTTCCTTAATGGACGAATTTGACACTGAGGGAAGAATTGAACTAGGACAAATGTATATGTTCTTTTATGATGCAAAGACACAGGACAAACTCCCATATTGGGACTACTTTCCTTTATGCATTCCTATTAAGAAGTATAAAACAGGTTTCATGGGTTTGAATCTACATTACTTAGCACCAAGATATAGAATTAGATTATTGGACGCTATGTACGAGTATGCTTCAGACGGTACATTTGACGTTAATTATAGAATGGTAGCCAATGTTGGAAAACTAAGATGGGCAAAACCATGTGTAAAACAATATCAATATGGATACTTTAAGAGTTACATAAAAAAAGTGGACTCTGAATATTATGATTTAGTATCCATGTTACCAATGACAAAATTTAACGTGAATGCGAATACGGTATATTCAGAATCACTAGGAAAAATCTAATGGCACTACAAAAATTACTCAAAAAAGGAATATCTAGTTTTCTAGACGGAAATGATAAAGGAACTAGTATTGATTCCTTTAAGTCAAACTTTGACATAGGTGCAAGAACAAACAGATTCCAAGCAGACTTCTTCGGCCCATCGGGGTTAACTCTAGAAGGACTACGTTGTGATACTGCTAACTTGCCAGGCAGAACTATTGAAGGAACTGCGTGGTCAGAATACGGACAAAAAAGACAAATGCCTCACGCAGTTAATGACGGTGGGGAAACAACATTTTCATTCTTCTGTGACCAAGCGTTCGCAGATAGATTAATAATTGAAGCATGGCAGTCACTGATATACACATCAGGTGAAGGTAGTCAACTACAACCAGTCTTTAGTTATTATACAGATTACATAGGGGAAGTACACATAACTCAATATAGAGTTGACGGTGGGACTGCAATGAAATACAAATTGTATGAAGCATACCCAAAGATTATTGACCCTATGGCATTAGACTCAAACACTCCTGATAGTATATTAAAGTTTGGGTGCACGATTGCATATCGTGGGTGGGAAGTAGAATATGCTGAACCGCCGAAGTTATCAGGACTAAATAAAGGAAGAAGGGCACTTAATGCTGTTATGGAAGGACTATCGGTTGCTTCTAGATTTGGCAGTACAGGTGACAAACTTCTTGGAAAGCTAACGAAAGCCGACTCTAATCTAGGTAAGATTAATAATATGTTCGGTGGACGTGGTGGTTAATATATTATAGAGGATTAATTATGGCGATACCAATTCAGGCAGCTCCTACTTATTTACTGGAGCTACCAAGTAACGGACGTGAGGTTAAATACCGTCCCTTTTTGGTAAAAGAACAAAAAGTTCTTACAATTGCAAAAGAGAGTGAAGATACTAGACAGCAAATGCGGTCTATTCGAGATATGCTTGTAGCAGTTACTCAGGAGTTTCCTGAGAACAAAGACTTCAAGGTTGACGATTGCCCTATGTATGATATTGAATACTTGTTTATTAATATAAGGAAAGTATCAGTAGGGGAAACAGTCGAACTAAGTCTCAAGTGTAAAGAAGAAGACTGTAATGGTACTGGAAAAGTAACAATAAACTTGGAAGATATTCATGTATCGGAAGAAGTTGAAAGAGATTCGACAGTAATGATTAGTGATGATGTGGGTGTTGTATTACGAGACCCTAAATTTGGTGATATGAAAAAGTTTAATAATGTCGAGGAAATTGAGCAACCTGTAGAAGTTCTTAAGAATTCTATAGTGAGCATTTTCGATGCCGAGAATACTTATGAAGCAGATGATGTTAGTAATAAAGATTTGTCAGATTTTGTAGATAGTTTGACATTTCCACAACTTGAACAGTTAGGTGGTTATTTCGATGGAATACCTAAACTATCTCATGAAGTTGATTATACTTGCAACACTTGTGGAACAGAACAAAGTGCTACTTTACAGGGACTTTCTAGTTTTTTTTAATAGCTCTTTCTCATGATAGTGTACTGAATTATTATTCTACAAATTTTCAGTTAATGCAACATCACAAGTATTCATTAACTGAGTTAGAGGGAATGATGCCTTGGGAAAGAGAGATTTATATTATGTTATTATTGCAACACCTTAAAGAGGAGAAGGAAAGAAGAAAAGCTGAAGAAGCAGCTCAAAAAGCCAAGCAAAGGAGATAATAACATGGCAGACAGAGACCAATTTAGTGGTGACATGAGTCGTAACGAGGTAGAAATTGACCTCAGTAAGTTTATGGAAATGGTCACCGAAAACAATGCACTCAAGCAAAAGATTTGGGAGCTTGAACATGACGATAAAGTCAACCCATGGCAGAAATGGATATTTCTTGCTAAAACTGTAGATTCGTGGAGAATATGGCCGAGAGCATTTCTAAGTGTTTACATATTCTTAATTTACTTCGTAGTAATGTGGTTCATAGAATTACCTGCACCTACTATGGAACAATCAGGTCTTATCAGTATCTTAGTTGGTGCTGGGGCGGCATGGTTTGGACTATATGTAAACAGTGCAGCCAAAGAACACGATTCTGACAACAACAAAAAATAGGGTATAAAAAGTGGCAGACTCAATAAAAGACGCAAATGCGAAATTAGCAGAAGATACTAAGGACATGTCCAAAACCTTTAAGGGTTTGATTAAGGGTCTACAATCTACTAGCGTTAATATTGCTCAATCTGCCGCTGATACTCGCAACGCAACAAAAGATACTTTCTCAGGTCTTCTTGCAAGACGTAAGATGATAAAAGCAATAGAAGACGTAGACAAAGTAGAATTATCTAATAAAAAGATAGCAGTCAAAGCTGCCCAAGAAGCTATAAATAAAGAAAAGGAAGCACAACAAAAAGCGCTTCAGGAAAATAAAGCTTGGCAAGATGCTCAAAAAGAGGTTAAAAGGGCACAGGCAAAAGTAGCTAATGCAGATTTAAGTGACCAAGAAGGTATCGCTAAAGCACGTGAAGAATTATCTAAAGCTGAAGGTGATTTAGGTAAGGTAGAAGAAAATGCAGCTGCCAAAAACAAACAGTTAAACGATAAAAATACCAAAAATCTCGAAGAAGCAACAAAAGAAAGAGATGAAGCTGAACAAAAATATATTAAACGAATAGAAGAAGCTTCTAGGTCAGAAGGGTTTGATGAATTCTCAGATTCATTAAAATCTTTAACTGGTGGAGTTCTAGACCTTGGTGGTTGGATGGATTCTGCAGTTGGAATGTTCAGTAACATACAAACTGTCTTTAAAGGTATAGACGGTTACTTGGGCGGTTCCCTTAGTAAAGGATTTACGGCGATTACTGGTGCCTTTAGCAAAGGATTCACTGCTTTCAAAGGTGCTATGACAGGCATGTTAACTGCAATTTATGCCACCACAGCTAGTTTACTTGCAACTGCTGGAGCTTTCCTAGTTGCAAACGCACCCATGATTGCAATAGCATTAGGTGTGTTACTACTTGCAGGTCTATTGATATATGGTGCAATGAAACTATATGAAAGTTCTGAAACCTTTAGAGAGATAATAGGTGTTGTTATGGAATACTTTAGTTCCATAGTAACATCAATAGGTACTATCTTTGGTGGGTTCTATGACTTCTTTGTAGGACTATTCACTGGTGACTTCGATTTAATGTTCCAAGGTGTTAAAGATATATTTGGTGGTCTTTGGGATTTAATCAAAGCACCATTCAAAGCAATTGGTGATTTCTTTCAGAGCGTATTCGATATAGACATATGGGCTATACTGCGAAGATT